GGGGAAATCATCCCGAGATTTTGCAAGAAAGTTAGGTAGTCGGGCTGTCGTAGTTTTACCTGGGGGCTTGGGGGGACGTCTGTGGAAATTGAACGACTGGAAGTAGCGAAGCTCATCGGCGATCCGGCCAACGCTCGCAAGCACAACGAACGCAACATCGACGCCATAGTTGCGAGTCTTGCAAGGTTCGGACAGCAGAAGCCCATCGTCATCGACAAGGCAAACGTAGTGCGAGCCGGTAACGGTGCTCTGCAAGCAGCCAGATCTCTCGGATGGACTCACGTTGATTGCGTGAGATCGAAGCTAGACGGCGCTGACGCTTCGGCCTATGCAATCGCGGACAATCGCACCGCAGAGCTGGCGGAGTGGGACGACGACGTACTAGCCGCCACGCTAGAGGGCTTGCAGCTTGAAGGCATGCTAGACGTCACTGGGTTTGATGATGACGAGCTGGCGGAGCTACTAAAGCAGGTTGGGGCCGAGGTGGGGGAAGTGGTTGAGGATGAAGTACCCGAGCCGCCTGCCGACCCGATCACGAAGCCTGGCGACCTGTGGCTGCTCGGCGATCACCGGCTGCTCTGCGGCGACTCGACGAAGGCCGAGGACGTGAAGCGACTGATGGCAGGGGAAAAGGCGGACATGGTTCTTAGTGACCCGCCATACGGCGTGTCCTACGTTGGAAAAACCAAGGACGCCCTCAAGGTCGAGAACGACGAGTTAGACGAGGACTTGCTGACGAAGCTCGTCTGCGATGCCTTCGACAACGCCGAGGCTAACTGCCGGGCCGGTGCCTACTGGTATGCAACGGTCCCGGCAGGACCGTTGCATATTCTTTTCGCCGATGATTGGAAGCGGCGCGGCATCCTGCGGCAGATCATGGTTTGGGCCAAGGACTCAATGGTGCTAGGTCACAGCGAGTACCACTACCAGCACGAGCCGATCCTGTTTGGCTGGATTCCTGGCGACCGCCACAAAAACAGCGACCGCACGCGGACGACGCTTTGGAAGTACGACCGCCCGAAGGCTAACCGCGAACACCCGACCATGAAGCCGGTGGCCTTGTGGTCGCAGGCTGTGCAGGATGGCTCGCGAAGCAACGAGGTCGTCTACGACCCCTTCCTCGGCTCCGGCACAACGCTGATCGCCGCCGAGCAACTGGGCCGTAGGTGTTTTGGAATGGAAATATCTGCCGCTTACTGCGACGTGATCGTGAAGCGGTGGGAGACGTTGACGGGCAAGAAGGCCGTTCTAGATGGGCATCCGTGACACTCGCATGATTGCAAAGGCACTAGAGCAGCGATGGCCTATCAAGCCTGAGTACCGAGCCGCATTGGTCCGCAGGCTAGTTCAAGTGATCGCCGATCCCGCCAGCAGCCCGAGAGAGGTGACGGCGGCCAGTCGAGCGTTAATAGCAGCAGAGGGGCAAAACTTAGCTGATGAGCAGCACAGCGACCGAATGGACGAGGGCCGAAATCGAGTACTTGAGTTCGTTACCAGACTCGATGCAGCAGAGGTTCGTCGAATCTCTGACGCAAGCGGAACGGAAGTCTCTGATGGAGGCGATGGCACCGACTAGGGATGAGCGGGTTGAGCAGGCTCATCGCATGGCTCGCAAGCGGGCCGCTGCTAGAGACATCCAGATACCCGAGATCGTCAGCCTACAGCGCCGTGAAGCGTGCCTAGCCGATCCCGAGCTTTTCTTGCGAACTTACTTTGCCAGCACGTTCTCTCAGCCGTTTACAGACGACCGCCGAGAGATGCTGCTAGCCATCATAGACGCAGCTCGTTACGGAGGAGACAAAGCGGTGGCTGGGCCTCGAGGCGAGGGCAAGACGCGGATCGCGATGTACGGGGCTTTATACCTGATGGTTTCCGGTCTCTCTCGGTTCGTAATCGTCGTAGGTAAAAGCCAAGGCAAGGCACAGGTCGAGTTGAAGACTATTCGAGAGCGGCTACAGCACGCCGAGGTATTCGCTGAGGACTTCCCCGAAATCGCCATACCGTTCAAGGCCGTTGGCGGCTGGTCGAGCCGCTGCCGGATGCAGACTGTGGATGGCGTGCTAACAGGCATCGAGATGGCGGCGGATCACCTTATCTTTCCAACGATCGCAGGCACGCTGGCACAAGGCCAGATCATAGCCAGCCTCGGCATCGACGGACCTATTCGCGGCACGAACTATTACGATAGCAGGCCTACGCTGGCAATCATTGACGACATCGAGGATCGCGAATCGGCTGCGTCTGACGTCCTGATTGAGAAGAACGAGGAGATCATCGAGCAGGACATTGGAGGCCTCGGCGAGAGCGGCAAGCGGGTTAGTCGAGTGATGCTTTGTACTGTGCAGAATCGAAAGTGCATTGCCTACCGCTACACCTCAGACGCCAAGCCATGGAACGGACGGCGATACCGCAAGATGGTTAAGCCGCCTAGCCGCAGCGATCTTGTCGAGCAATACATCGAAATGAGGAACGCTCGCAAGACAGACGACCCGCAGGCTCGAGAGGCGTTTAGGTTCTGGCGTGATAATCAGGCGATCATTGAGGACGGCGCTGTCGTTTCCAATCCGTACAGCTACGATTCGCGGCTACACTCTGATGGCGAGCCAATGGAGCTGTCAGCGATCCAGGCATACTACAATCGCGTGGCAGACGTGGGCGAGAAGGCTGTAGCCACGGAGGACGACAACGATCCGCCAGCCGAGACAGGACCAACAGACAATGGCCTAACCGCTGAGATTGTGGCTAGCCGCAGATCGGGCCTGGCTAAGTATCAGCTGCCAGCCAATACTACGGCGCTGACCTGTGGCATCGACCTCGGGCAATACTACTGCCATTGGGTTGTGACTGCCTGGTGGCACGGAGCTGGTGGCTGCGTGGTGGACTACGGGTTTATCTCGGTTCTGGGAGCCGAGAAGAACCAAGGCGAGGCCGCATCGGAGTTGCTGATCTATCAAGCTTTGCTTAACTGGCGGGACGAGCTATTCAACAAGAACTATACCGACGCCACAGGTGTCATCCGTAAGATCGACCGCGTTTTTGTAGACTCTGGCGACTTCACTAACGCCGCCTACGAGTTCTGCCGTCAAGTGCGTGGTCCGTTCTTTCCGAGCAAGGGCCACTCGCCCTATACTCCGCGAACCAAAAGCACTGAGACCATTAAAGCAGGCACGAACGTCTACGCGGCGTTTCAAGAGACGGAAAAGGTCTGGCTACATCATCTCAATTCAGACTACTGGAAGGCGTTCATTCACGAGCGTTTTCTGACGCCTACGTTTGACGAACAAAACATGCTGCGTCGCGGTTCTCTCTCGCTTTATCATTCTGAGAAAAATCACACCATGTACTCGCAGCACATTGTCGCCGAACAGTACATGACCGAGTTCAAAGAAGGCAAAGGCGAGCGCCGCTACTGGCACAAGCTGGGGAGAGACAACCACTGGCTGGACGCTACCTACATGGCCGCAGCCGCGTCAGAGGCTCTTGGAGTGCGTTTACTCAAGCCATCAGAGGTCGAGGTTGTTGCAAGGCCGAAGCAAGAAATACCAAAGCCTGGGCCAGCACAGCACGGGCGATTTAAGCAGCGGCCAGGGGGCTGGGTCAATTCGCTGAGGAGGAAATAAGGTGAGCCGAAAGAAGACACGCATGAGCGCCAGGATCGAGTCGCCACCAGTAGAGTACACCGTGATCGCGCCAGGCAATGACACCACAATGACAACAGAGGTTCAGTCGATCGAGCCGGTGCAGTACACGATAGCCGTAACTCCGCAACCTAAGCCGCTGACCATGGCCGAGATCATCGGTCGATACGTCCCGCCCGAATGCCCGTACTGCCACAATCTGAAGCTTCCAAACAGGCGCACTACCTTCGTGAATGGTACGGTTACGACTAACACGCAAACCGAAATCATCATCGAGCGATCTATCAAATGTCCGTCCTGCCGCAACTCACGAATGGACTACGAGCGGATACCGCACTCTCTTTTGCAGCAAGACTCCACAGCGGCGGAGTAGCTTCGTTGAGCTAGCTGTAAGCCATGCCACGATTGGTGCATGGCATCTGCTACATCGCTTCTAGCACTTATTGACGCTGCAATTGAGGCACTTCTAACCGGAGGTGCTTCGTCTTACTCCATTGGCAGCCGCAGCGTTACCAAGCTCGATCTTCCCAGCCTCTTTGAGCAGCGACAGCTACTGCTAACGCAGGTCGCTCGAGAATCCAACCAAGCGATCACGCTGGCGAAGCTTGGGAGGCGGCGATGAATCTTATTGACCGCGCTATCGGCTTGGTCTCGCCTGCTTGGGCTCTCAAGCGAGTGCATGCACGCAAGGTTCTGCGTACCTATCAGGGAGCTGAGGCCAATCGACTAACAAATCATAAGCGGCCACGCAACGCATCCGCTGACCAAGAGCTACTCGGTCCGTTTGGCGCTGATGCCATGCGATCTTGGGCTCGCAGCCTGGTACGGGACAACTGCTACGCCTGGAACGTTGTTGACACGATTGTCTCGAACGTCATCGGGTACGGCATCAAAGGCCAATCAACATACGAGACGTCAGAAGGCGATGACATCGAGGACGTCAACGATCTACGCGACTCCCTCTGGCAAGAGTGGTGCGAAGTCTGCGACATCAACGGAGAGCTAAGCTTCGACGAGCTGCAAGCTTTAGCCTGCCGCGAAATGGTCGAGGCTGGGGAAGTCTTGATCCGCTTTGTGCGCACGCCTGGCAAAGAGTATCGAGGCATCCGCAGGCCTGTCCCGCTGGCTCTTGAAATGATCGAGGCCGATCGTTTGGCACTCGACAGAGATACCTATACGGCTCGGATCTCTCGAGAGACTGGTAACCGCATCATCCGGGGCGTTGAGCTAGACGACAAGGGTCGGCCAATCGCTTACTGGATCTACCCAGAGCATCCCAACTCGCCGTACATCACTCGCAACACAACACCCGAGCGAGTCAACGCTAGCGAGATCAGGCACATCTATCGCAAGGATCGCGTCGGCCAGTCTCGAGGCATCTCCTGGTTTGCTCCAGTGATGTCAACGAACCGAGACCTCGGCGTCTATATCGACAACGAGATCCAGGCCTCGGCTGTAGCATCTTGCTTTGGGGTAGCGATCAAAACCGAGACTCCCATCGGTAGCCTGTCAGCGCCGTTCGGCGAGGATACGGTTGACGACAACGGCAACACGCTGGACTACCTCGAGCCAGCTATGGTGGTGCGGCTGCGACCAGGCGAGTCGGTCGAGTCCATAAACCCAGGCCGTCCTAACTCGGCTAGCGAGCCTTGGATCAACCTAATGCTGCGAGGAATCGCGGCTGGTACAGGCATCAGCTACGAGGCAGTCAGCAAAGACTTTTCAAAGACATCCTACTCATCATCGCGCACATCAAAGCTCGAGGATCGGCCACGCTACAAGCGATGGCAGAACCTGATCGTCAATGACCTCTGCCAGCCTGTATGGGACGAGTTCTGCAACGCCGCGGCGCTGGTATCGGCGGAAGGCTTCCCAACGGCGACGGAGCTGCTTGAGGCTCGCCGCAAGGTAGCACCCGTTGAATGGCAGCCGCCTGAGTGGGAGTGGGTCGATCCAACCAGCGAGCAGAACGCCGCTAGTGATGCGATCGCCAAGTTCATGTCTACCTATCAGGACGAGCTTGGGGCTCGCGGTCGATCATGGCGTGCAACGTATTACCAGGCCGCTAAGGAACGCAAGCTCCGCTTGAAGCTCGGCCTGCTGACGCCTGAAGAACAGACCAGCCAGATGATGGCCAACCAGACCGGCGCTGCTGGTCCCGTAGATCAAGCCGAGGCTGCGACTGGTTCCGGCGAATGGATGGGCCTATCTCGCCTCCAGTTCAGCCGCAATCGCAAGGCTCTTAACGACATTCTCAACGGCTTGGCTGACGGATCGCTCTCGCCAGTTCTGGCATCTGCACAGCTCTCAATGATCGGTCTATCGCAAGCCAACATCGACAAGATCGTGGCCGATGCGACAGACGGGACTATCGACAACCCGCTGCCAGAGGAGGCCTCCACCAATGGCTAACCGCAAGGGCAAGATGCCTGCTCACATCAGTGGTCGTCCGCAGGTAATGCGTCAAGTAAGCCTCGGCACTGGCATCTCTGCCGTGATCGCCTCTGAGAACCCAGTCGAGCGCTACGACAGCGAGCATAGATGCGTTGTCCGAGAAGTGCTGCTGATGAGCGGCGTTGAGATGCGGGCCAATCACTCGCAGCTGCCCATCGTCGATAGTCACGACGACAAGACCGTTCGCAACATCTTCGGTAGCATCCGCAACATTCGCGTCGAAGGCGACAAGCTCGTTGGCGACACGTTCTTTGCATCCGATCCAGACGCTCAGCAAGTCGCTACTCGGATGGCTGAGGGTCATATCACTGACTTCAGCATCAGCGCTGACGTTCTCGAAAGCCAGTTCATACCAGTCGGTCAGCAATACCAGCTGCCAAGCGGCGACTTTCTCGTTGGTCCCGCTGTGATCGTGACTCGCTGGTCTCCATACAACGCTTCGATCTGCGCAACGGGCGCGGACGAGTATTCCGTGGTCCGAAGGTCTTACACGACAGACCTAACGAAGGGAGTAGAAAGAATGGACGAGGCACTATTGAGCCAACTGTCCGCACTAGGTCTGCCTGACGGCATGGTGGACCCCAATCAAATTCTTGCCTGGGTAGTTGGAAAACTATCTGGCGGCGAGGCAGAGGAACAAGGCGAAGGCGAAGCAATGCCTGCCGCTGAGCCAATGGCCGAGCCTGCACCGGTCGAAATGATGTCTGGTTCTGACATGGAAGCCAAGCGACAAGCGGACACAGAAGCCGCCATCCGTCGCGCTCTTGAGGCTGACCAAAAGCGACGCAGCGACATTCAAGCATCGTGCAAACTCGCGAAGGTAGAACGCGCCTTTGCTGACCAACTCTGCGACGCAGGCGTTAGCGTCGAAGCGGCCAACAAAAGGATCATCGAACGTATGGCTACCCAACCTATCGGAACGTCGGTTGGAGCCGATGTTCGCGTCACCGCTTCAAGCGATGACAAATTCCACAACGCGGTTCTCGACGGCCTGGTTATGCGATCGGCCAAGGGCGCTGGCATCAAGCGAAGCATCTTTGTCGATGGCGACAAGCCAAGCGACGGCTCGCAAGACTTTGCACGATTAAACCTCAAGCGACTTGCTCACGCATGTCTTGAGCGAAGCGGCCTACCTGTCAGCCGAATGAGCGACGTAGAAATCGCTCAGGCAGCTATGGGTAATGCCAACGTATTACGCCGCTACAAAGTGGAACGCGCAGACTTCAGCGCTTACCACACGACCGGCAGCTTCTCAAACATTTTGCTGGATGCAGCAAACAAGACTTTGCTGGCTGCTTACGAGGAAGCACCGTACACCTGGCAAATGTGGGCTCGCCAAGGCACATCCGCCGAGGACTTCAAAACGCTTTACCGGACACGATTCTCCGAGGCTCCCAATCCCGAGGAAGTCCCAGAGGGTCACGACTACCCAGAAAAAGGTATGAGCGACTCGAAGGAATCGTACCGCGTCGCAAAGTACGGCGAGTCCTTCAGTGTGTCTTGGGAAACTGTGGTGAACGATGACCTAGACGCTCTTAGCCGCGTGCCTGCAATGCACGGCAACGCCATGCGTCGCCTGCAAAACAAAAAGGTTTATGAGGTGCTGACCAGCAACCCAACCATGGGCGACGGTTACGCCTTGTTCTCCTCCTCACACGCCTCCGGTGACAACACCAGCGGCGCCGCAGCTGCCCCAAGCGTTACGACGCTTAACGCAGGCTTCGTCAAGATGATGACTCAGAAGGGACTCAGCAGCGATGCCGTCCTCAACATCATCCCACGCTTCTTGATCGTTCCCGTGGCTTACTCGGCTACTGCTTTGGAGCTTGTAAGCAGCACGTCATACGCTGCCAGCAACAACAACCAAGGCGTAACCAACATCTACGGTCCAACAGGCTCGCGGCCACTGACCGTTGTGGTTGATCCTCAGCTTGATGCCAACAGCTCGACCAAGTGGTATCTGGCGGCTGACCCTGCCCAGATCGACACGGTTGAACTCACTTTCCTGAGCGGCGAAGAAAGCCCTGTCATGGAGAGCGAGTGGAACATCAAGAACGACACCTATCTCTACAAGATTCGCCAGACGTTTGGTGTCAAGGCGATTGATTGGCGCGGTCTGTATCTGAACGCCGCCTAACTCTAAACGATCCCACCTCGCGGCTAGTCGCTCTGGCTAGCCGCTTTCTGACACACCAATCAAGTAAGGAAAACGATAATCATGGCCGGTATTCAAGACTTCGCGACCTTTGAAGAAGATTTCTTCGGCGGTCAGACCTTTGGCACTTCCTTGAGCGAAGGCGCTCTGTGGAAAATCACTGACACCTCGTCGGCTGGCACTCCTACCTATGCAGTGGTCACGCCATCTGCAACGGGCGAGGTGGCGATCACGCTGGAAGCAACTAGCGAAATCCAAAACGTCTGCTTGGATTTTGGTGACAAGCTCTGCTTTGACATCGACAACTTGCAGTGGGCTGAGTTTCGCCTCAAGGTCAGCGGTTGCACTTCAGGCACGACCATCACCTGGGGCTTGCAGTCGGCTCGCAATGACAACACCGACAGCACCACCAACAACGCTCAGTTCAAAATGGTTGGCGCCACATCGACGACCAACGTCTATGTCGAAAGCGACGACAACGTTAACGACCTGGATGACAAGGCAACTGGCTCGACTCTAGCAACCGTCTACAAGCGGTTTTTGATCGACTTCACCGGTGGCAAGTCAAGCGTCAAGTTCTACGTCGATGGCGTCCGCGGCGCCAGCAGCACGACCTTTGATATGAGCAACGCAACTGGCTCACTCCAGCCGTTCGTTCAAATCCAAAAGGCTGCCAACACAAACGTCGATGCGGTAACGATTGACTACATCGCTGTTCAGTGCAAGCGGTAACTATGACTCTGCATGACATGATCAAAGACGATGCCTTGACGGTGTTTTGTAGCGCCAGCGATTTTGGCGAGACAATCACCTACTACCCGCGCGTAGGTAGCTCAAGGCAGATCATTGGCGTGGTCATGCGAGACAGCACGCTGCGAGATGATGCTGGCGGCATTCTCAACACGTTTGAGGTGCATGTTGCCAATGACGGCACCAGCGGGATTAGCAGCGCTGACATAAACCTGGGAGGCGACTATATCACTCTACCCCCTAGAGACGGTAAGTCGCCGACCAGCCATACCATCACCGAGATTTTGGTTCAAGACGAAGGGATGCTGGTGCTTCAATGCCGCTAGCTGTAGTCGAAGAAATCCGACTCGAACTGCTGGATCGGCTAGATGCACTGGAAGACGGCGGCGAGATCACGATGGCCTCTGAGGTAGTGGCACCCGAGCGATTCGGCAGCTACAGACCGCAAGACTGGCAAGTAGTGGTCTCGCAGGGCGACACGGCGATTATTGACGCACTAAGCATGCCTGGCAATCCGCCAGCGACTTGCTTTGAAACGGTGTTCAACATCCGCTGTCGCAACATGCCAAGCGAAACATCAACCGAGGAGCGTGACACGCTCAAAAACCAATTCTCGGCGGACGTTCGCAAAGTCGTTTGCACAAGCAATACATGGTACAGCTTCGGTGGTTTTGCCATCGACGCGGCGTGGCTCAATCATGAGCTGCTAGAGACAGACTCAGGACAGATCGTCGTCAACGTGCCGCTAGCCATACGCTACCGAACGAACGAAGGCGATCCGTACACGGTGCGTGGATGATCACGCTGAACGTTGACATTGGCCAGATAAAACGACTTGAGCAGTCGCTAGGCGACAAGGCTAGAAGGTTACCGAGAGAGCTACAGACAGCAGTCAATGCGGTGGCAAAGAAAGTGGCAGCGGACACGGCCAAGGACTTGTCCAGGATTATGCCGCTAAAGCAAGCAACGCTCAGAAAGATTGTTAAGCAAAAAGGCAAGGCAAAAGCAGACAGTTTGAAAGCGATTGTTGGCATTGGCGAGGGCTACAACATACCGCTTAAGTTTTTCAAGCCAAAAGAAATCAAGCGAACTGTCACAAGAACGATCAAAGGCAAAAAGACGAAGCTGACCGTGGTGCGTGGAGTGACAGTGCAACTGCGAAAGAAAGTCAAGCGAAACGTGATCTCGGAGGCGTTTTTGGTGAAGCGATGGGGCGACCGTGTTTACAAACGCAAGGGCGAAGATCGCGGGCCACTTGAGCAACTGTACGGACCAAAACCAGGCGACTTTTTTGCAGAGCTAGGCACAGTCAATAAAGCGGTGGCGCTAGCTAATACCGAGTTGACTAAACAGATCGAGCGGCGAATCCGCTTTAACTTACTCAAGGCTCAAGGAATCATCTGATGCCACTACTCAGCCGCGTCTCTGTACTCGCCGCCAAGATTGAAACCACTGCTGGTACGGCTGAAACTCTGGCCGGTGCAGACGGCGCGTTCAACGTGTTTGATGCCAAGATCACGCCCGAAGTCACAATGGAGGAGCGAGAAGGCCAGGGCGGCTTTGACATGCTTTCGCAGATTGCTGGCGGTAGGCGAGGCAAGGCAACATTTCGGACAAACTTGCAATGGGACGGAACCGCTACCGAGCCAGCATGGGCTGAGACGTTTTTTCCGGCTTGCGGCTGGGTTAAGTCCGGGCAAGTCTACTACCCAAAAAGCGAAGCACCTGGCAGCAACGTAAAGACGCTCACGATTGCTCACTACGTCAACGGCACGCGGCATTTACTAAGCGGCTGCGTTGGTACGTTCAAGGTGACGCTGCGAGCTGGCATGCCTGCCTATATCGAATGGGACTTTACCGGCGTTTGGGGAGGCAAGACGGACGCTACCATACTTGCGCCGACCTATCCAACCGACCTCAACCTACGCTGGAGCGGTGGCGTTGGTCAGTGGAATAACGTTGACCTGTTTGCCTCGCAAGCAGTGATCGACGCAGGCAACGTCATCACCATGCGGGAAGATCCATCAAGCTCAAGCGGCTATCTGTGCGGCATCGTCACCAACCGCTACCCAAAGGTGACGGTTGACCCAGAGAAGACGACTGTGGCCTCGCAAGATCGCTGGGGCTATTGGCTGTCCTCGGCTGAGTATGCACTGGAGCTGCATTGCAACGGTCCAACCAACTCTATGCTTCAATTCGATGCCCCCAAGGCTCAAGTTATTAAGATCGACTACGCCGACCGAGAAAAGTTAGCAATCGACAACATTGAGTTTGCGTGCAACAAGAACTCAAGCACTCAAGACCAAAGTCTTTACGTCACCTTTACGGCTGCGAGCTGATGCCTATTTACCTAGAACCTGATCGCGAATATCCAATCGTCCTCAAGTCTGATAGGGACAAAACACCAAGGCCAACGTTTTACGCTTTGACGCAGAGTATGCGTGGGCAGATCAAGATTGCCGAGACGCTGGACGCTCTCTACGGAGAAGACATTCGCACGCCAGAGCTATTCAAGCGAACGATCGACTGCCTAAAGGAATACATTGTCCGCACGGAGAATATGCCGGAGTTCGAGTTTGAAAATCTCACCTACAGCGAGGCAAGAGAATTGCTTCAGTCTGTCATGTTTAACACCAGGATCGACCACGACGAAAAAAAAGATTGACGCTCGCGGCGCTGCTGTACTGGGGCGAGCTATGCAGCGGCTGTGGGCGAGAGTGTTTTGGGAAAGGCCAGTTCGGTATCGAATGTCCAAGTTGTCACGGAGTTGGGTGCGATCACTGCACAGATGGGCAGTTAATCCTTGACGGCTGCCCCAATCAAATGTGCAGCGGCATGCGTAGCACGATTGAGGCGATAAACCTATTTCATGAAGGCTTGCCACCTGTCGGCGGCGGAAGCCTGGATCAATCAGCAACTTTCCTCGAAGCGGCAAGGTTTTATAAAGCAGCCTCGCAGAGAATTGAAAGCGACATCAAATGGCGGAATCGGTAAACATCCTTATACAGGCCGAAGACCGGGCCACGCCAAAGATACAAGCAGCTGCCAAGTCCATGGACTCAATGGCAGACAGGGTTAAGGATGTTGGCGGAAAGACTAAAGCGACAACCGAGCTTGTGGGCACTTTTGCCAATTCACTGGGAGGCACAGCGCTAGGGCAGTTTGCCGGTGAGCTTGCTGGCTTAACGGAACGCATCTCTGCGTTTTCTGAAGTATCAAAACAAGGCGGCGCGGGCGCGTTAGCCTTGCGCGCAGGGATCTATGCAGCGGCAGCGATTGTCACCTATAAGATCGCCGATGGCATTGCCGAGTGGTACTTCGAGGCTGCTAAGTGGCGCCGCGAAATGGAGGGCGCCGATAAGGCAGCACAGAAAGCATCTCAAAGCCTAGCTGGCGTAAGGCAAAAGGGATTTGCACAAGGGCGCGAAGACGTCGAGCTTGTCAGAAATCCACAAGACAGAGAAGCAGCGGCGCAGGCTCGAGCAGAAGAACTCGACAACCAAGCGGCAAGTCTTGAGCAAAAGATCGCGGAGCAACGCCGCAAAGTAGCTCAGGCACAGCAGCAAGTTGACAACGCCAATCCCCTGTTTGGTAACCGAGAGGCCGAGAGCGAGCTTAAAGCACAGCAGCAGTTGCTGGATGACTTGTCTAACATGCAAGACGAGTACCGCAACGAAGCTGATGCCATGCGAGAAGCACACGGAGAACGTGCAAAACGCATCGCTCAGATCAAGGAAGAAAACGCAAGAGCTGATAGATCGGATCAATTCATCCAAGGCCTTAAGGACGAGGTGGAATGGCTGAAAGCGACCGAGGAGGAGCGTCGCAAGCTAGACGCGGCACGAAATACGGTAGCCGCAGACACAGGCGAAGCCGAAAGACTGCTGAAAGAGCGAGACGCACTTAAAGCGAAAGAGCAAGACGAGCAAAAGGCAGAGCAGCGGCGACAGGCGGCTATCGACCTTGAGAAAAAAGAAAACGAGGCGCTAAAGGAAAAAGAGATCCTGCTTAACCAGGGAGCGGAGGCGGCGCGAGCTTACAGACTCCAGCAGCAAGGTCTTTCTGAAGAAGCAGCCAAGGAGATCGCGGCTCGCGAGGCACTACTAGACAAACAGCTCGAAGAAAAGAACAAGCCAAAGGAAGACCAGAAACCAACGCAGCCAAGCGCCGAGCCAATCGCGGCAACGCAGGGCAGGCTTATGACCAGAGGAAGCGGCAATCCAAACGCTCGCTTGATACAGGTTGCGGAGCGGCAGGCCAAGCTACAAGAAGATGCCACTAGGCTGCTTGCCGAAATTTTAGCGGCAACTGGCAGCAGTTCTCCCGTAACTCTACAAGTGGCGGAGGGCGTATGACAGTCTCAAGCGTAACGGAAATGTGGTCAAAACGCAGCGGTGGCTACAGCAGCGCCGACGGAAAAACGTTTACGGCTAAGTTCACCACGGCCTATCAAGTGCTGCATGACGCTGGCGATACTAACGACACCATACTGTTCGCCAGTAGCGTTCCGCAGGTTCGAGACGTCTATCCTGGCAAGGTTGGCGTGTTTTGTACCAGCACGTCTGTCGATCCGGTTGGTCCCATCATGTCCGTGGTTACTGCGGAATGGGAAGGCGAGCTAGGTACGTCTAGCACGGACAGCCCAATTAACAAGCCGCCAGAATGGAGCTGGACAAATACAAAGACAACTGAGCCTGTTGACTCGGATGCTTACGGCCTGCCGCTGTGCAACTCTAACGGCGACCTAGTAACAGGTTTTACCAAAGACATATCGGACTTCACGCTGACGGTTACCAGAAACTTTCAAGCGATCAACATCTACACGCTGAGCCAATATCTCGACTCAACTAACTCAGATCCGTTTGGCTCGCCTGGTTCGATCTGGCCTGCTGGCACCGCCTGCCTAGATACCTTCACCGCTCAAACCGTGCTTGACAACGCCTATCAGTATTATCAGGTAACGGCCAAGATAGATTTTCGGATACCCTACAACACAGTTCCGGCTCGAGCCTGGTGGTATCGCTACCGCAACGAAGGTATGAACGAACGGACCGGCACTTACATCAGCTTCAGCGGTGGCGGAGGCAGCGGAGCGGCTGGCTACCCAGTCGTCAGCGGTGGCACCATCTCGAAGATCGTCGTTACCAGCGGCGGTCGAGGGTACACGTCAGCGCCTACAGTAACGATCACGACAACCACAGGCGGCACAAGCGGCGCTGCGACTGCGACGATTTCTAGCGGTCGCGTAGCATCAGTAAGCGTTACCAATGGCGGCAGCGGCTATACCTCCAAGCTTGTGCGTGCAGTCGATGGCAACAAAGAGCCAGTAAGCCAGCCAGTCTCTCTTGCAGCTAACGGCACGCGGCTGAGCGATGCCGCCGAGGCTATCTGGATCGAGCGACCAAAGAAAACGTACTCTCTACCATACTCCGCTTTGGGACTGTTTTAGAATGGCAGCAGAAATAACAGTATCGGCATCGCTGCGAGTGGCTAACGGCAACTCGAATTTTTCGTTTGCACCGGCGGCACTAGCCATAGACCAGTCCGCCAGCGGTGGGCCAACGCCAGGCTTTTGGATCGTTGGGACGACCGAGGAAAGTAACGCTTTTGCCGAGCTGACCAACGAAGGTTGGCTGATCATGCAAAACCAGGACTCGACCAACTACGTTCAGTGGGGCTTTGCGACTGGCGTCTACGGAGGCCGCCTAAAGGCTGGCGAGATCGCTCTATTCCGCTGCGAGCCTGGACTAACGCTCTACATGAAGGCCAACACGGCAGCTTGCAAGGTAGTCGTCTACTGCTTGGAGGCGTGATGCAGGGCTACTTGCTGGATGCCAAGTTTGTGTCTGATCTCAAAGAAGTCTTGCAGTTCTTCAAAAAGAACGGATTTCGCCAGCACAAGCCACGGCACGGAACCACAAGCTCAGACGCGGCCTCAGTGCTAGTCAAAAACACTGAGTCGGTGGTCGTTCCTCCCTATGCCTGCATGCAAGTCGATGGCGCCGTGGATGAGGACGGGCAAAACTACATTAAAATCAAAAAGCCTGCGTCGGGTGGTTTGCTGTACCTATTCAACGGCCACTACGAGATTGAGGCTAGCGGCTACGGTTGTGCGCAGAGTGGGCCAGTCTTTCGGGCATATAAAGACACTGGAACGGTTACGCTTGGGGATCGCTGGGCTCCAACAAGCGGACAGTGGTATCTGACAAAAGGCTTTGGCCAGTTTACCGTAGTCGGCGCCGACGACATTGCTACGGGTTGCTTTCGAGTGATGCTGACCGACTTCGGCACGCTAATGCACTTCAAGGCTCCGGCTGGCGGCATCCCCGCGTTCAATACTGGAACCTCAACTATGGGCTCGGCTAGTTGCACGACCTACACAAGCTCGACCTCTGGCGTACTGTCGTCCGGTTCGAGCGTGACTGTTTACAACGCAGCTGGAGCAGTGGCCGCTAATGCTTGGGGCATCGCAATGCGAAACGATGCTGGCCTGTGGGTTGTAATTGTTGAAAGGTGCTAACGTGGCACTTAAGAAAAACAATCCTGGCTGCCTATGCTGCGGTCCTGCTTGTCAGGAGGCTTGGAACGATCTGCTAGCGAAATTTACCAGCTACGAGATAACCGGAACGACGCTAACCACTAAGTCAGGCAATCTTGTCACAGGCGGCTTTACAACGTCTTGCGGCGACTCAGCAACGGCACTTGAGTGCGATTCCGATGGCTACGTTTTTGTGACGACCGGGGCTAGTTGCACGTTCCCGTTTTACTTCGAGGGTATTTGGCGAGCAAACATGGGCACGACTGGATGTGCTGCCGGATATAAGTACGTCAGTTACGCTACGTTCTCGCTGTACGCTGAATTGGTATCTGGAGTGAAAAGATGGAAGGCAGAGTACCTTGTTGCAACACTAGCTCGCGCTAGTGGTGCTAAGGTTTGTCAATGTGATACGGCAGACTATTACCTCGACGACCCATACGCTGGAGGGCTAATCTACCAAAACGGATCAACAACAGCCCTGTACGACTCAACAGACAAGACGCTCGATTTTGGTGACGATATAACGTATTCGTATGCGGAGCTTTTTAAGGCAGACCTGCACCCAACCTCGGTGTTTGATTGCACGCCTCCTACCTCGCTAGCCGCTGATGACACGCCAGCCGCTGGTTACTACGATTACGTCACCGAGTATTACTACGGCAAGTACCGTGGCATTTACACCGATGACTTGAACGACATACCGACAAGCGTATCACTGACTCCGCTGGTTAACCCTTGCGGTATTGATGCAACGTTCGATTTCTCATGATTGTTACATGCCACAGCTGCGGTCGAACTGTAATGCTTGGAGTGCCTGAGCCTCACTGCGTCTGCGGTGCTGCTGTTGATAAGCAGTCCGCAACTGTACAGCGTCAGGACGACAGACAGCCTGGCTGGGTGCGTCTGGTTTCCTACTTCAAGTCGCCCGAAGATAAAGGCGTAGGCGATACAGTAGCACGGTACGCCGCGATGCTTGGAGGGGAGCAGTTCAAAGCCTTGAGTAAAAAGATCGGCCTGCCGTGCGGCTGCACTGAACGTCAGGCAGAGTGGAATGTTAAATGGCCATATACCGCACCGCATGACCCGCCTGGATCATCGAGTCGTTGACGCACTCAAACACGCCAAGCGGATCGGTCAGCGAGACCAGATAGCGCCCATACTTCTCACGCTTGTCCTTGATCGTGTTTGCCGTCCATTTGTCTCGCCTGGCTAGCTGCTCGGCCAGGAACGCCTTGGCGTCTTTACCGGCCTGAGTGTTCATCTCTGGCGCGTTGATGCCGAACAGGCGGCACTTGGTAGACACTTTGACATCGAGGCCAAGGTCAATCATTAGGTGAACCGTATCGCCGTCGATAACGCGAATCAGCTCGACGCTGTACTCGTACATTGCTGGCTCCAAAAACCTTGGCACCATTTTGGCACCAAGCAGGGTACTTTCGGCGTGTTTTTGGTGCCATTACGCGACTACGAATGTCAAAAAACCTTGGAAAAACTCAGTTTTTTGGTTTCGTAACGTCGTTCGCAATGTAGAGGCCGGGGGGTTCGACTCCCCTCCGCTCCACTGAAAAGCACCGGGAAAAACGCTGTTTTCTCAAAATGAGACGGATGGCTTGGCACCATTTTGGCACCAGCCCGCTCAACTTTTGGCACCAATCTCGGTGCCAGGACCAAACGTGTCGGCCTCTAGCAGCATAACATTGTCTCTCAAGGGGGACTAATTATGCGGAAGCCGTTCTATCGAAAGACGCACTCTTGCTGGTACGTCAAAGACCAAGCTGGCCGGATGCTGCGGCTCGATCCGGATGAGGAAAAGGCCCACAAGATGTGGGGGCAGATGCTTGAGGTTCACGCCGTCAGCGATCGCTCGTCGTTTGCCGTTTTG